GCCTGCACGAGGGCACCGGCACCTCTGACGTCGCGCTGGGTCAGATCGATGTCCAGACCGCTCAGAGCGGCATCGCGTTGGCTATCAAGTTCATGCCGACGCTCGCCAAGATCGAGCAGCGCGACACGGAGGGTGTGGAGACCCTTCAGCAGTTCTGGTACGACTGGCGGAAGTGGCAGCTGGCGTACGAGAACGAGAGCATCACCCAGGAGATCGAGGTCAGTATCGGAGAGAAGCTGCCTCAGGACCGGGTGGCACGTCTCAACGAGCTCAACAACATGTTCGACCGTGAGATCATCTCGGTGAAGTTCTACCGAGCCGAGATGGAGAAGCTCGGGTACAAGTTCCCCGACGACATCGACGAGCAGATCGACGAGGACAACCAGAAGAAGGCGGAGCAAGCTGCCGCGATGGCGCCCCCTGGGTTGGCCGACAACGCTCTCGACGCGGCGAACGGACAAAAGCCACCGCCTCCCAATGGCGGTATGCGGGAGAAGAACCGCAGCAACAACCGGAACAAGCCGAACGAGTCGGCGGGTACGGAGGCGACCCAGGACACTGGGCGTCAGACTAAGCGGTAGGCGAGAGGCCTACAGGAAGGAAGGCGCGAGATGCGCACACAGCTATTTGACGAGGAGCCCTGGTTCAACCGCTTCACGGTCTTCACCTTCGCCGAGGGCGACGGTGACGGCGACGGTGGTGACGGTGGCACGGGCGATGCCGATGGTGACGGAGACGGCGATGGTGATGGCGACTCCGGCGGCGACGGCGACAAGGGTGGCTCCGGCGATGGCAAGGGCGGCGAGGACAACTCGGGCCTGAAGTCAGCCCTCGAGAAGGAGCGGCAAGCGCGCAAGAACCTCGAGAAGGAGATGCGCGCGCTCCGGAAGTTCAAGGAGGAGACCGAGAGCAAGGACAAGAGCGAAGCTGACAAGGCCAAGGAGGCTGAGCAGAAGTCGACTGAGAAGGTTGGCAAGCTCGCCACGAAGCTGCGTCAGCAAGCAGTCGAGTCCGCGATCGCCAAGGTGGCACGTTCGGAGAAGTTCCGTGACGTGGACGACGCGATCAGCCTCGTCAAGCTGAGTGACATCAGCGTCGAGCAGGATGAGGATGACCCGAGCGAGATCGAGATCGACGAGAAGTCGGTCGAGAGGGCCGTGAAGGAACTCGCGAAGAAGAAGCCACACCTGCTCATCGCCGAAGGCGACGGAACTCCCTCGGGAGGGAAGTTCGGCGGAGGCAAGAAAGGCAACGAGTCCAGCGAGGAGGCGCTCGCGAGGAAGTACCCCGCGCTGCGTCGACCTCGACAGTAACTCATCCTCTTGGAGGAGGAATGGCACGGTACGACAAGTACGATCCGGTAAACTCCGGTTTCCGTGCTCCTCTCGCCGCGAACCTGACGCTGACCGCCGGCTCCAGCAACGGAGTCAATGGTCCTGCGGGCATCGGTCCGGTGGGTGTGAGCTTGGACGCCAACGGCCGGGTCGTCGTGGGCGCAGGACAGTCCGGCATCGTCGGTGTCCTCGTCAAGAACATGCCCATGGGAGCCATCGCTGGCTCTGCGCAGCTCGCAGGCATCACTGCGGCACCGATGGGGGCCATGGCCGGCGACATCGTCGACGTCATGACTCACGGCGAGATCACTGACGTGGCTGGCCTCGCGGCCGGCACGAAGTACTACGCCGACGCCACGACTGGGGCACTCACGACCACGTCGAGCGGCAACAAGGCCATCGGATACACCGTCGAGGCAACTCGACTCGTCGTGCGCTGCGGCGCCTGAGAGGAGGGCAAGATGCAGAACTTCATCGACCTCCTCAAGGGAGTCGAGGACCAGCACGGCCTGTCCATGTACCAGATCCTCACGGACCCCTCGCTCGAGGGGCTCGTCGAGCTGGCGATGGCGGAGCGCGGCTTCAACGAGCGCGCTGACGTCCTGTACCAGACGCTCGATGGGGCGGACCTCAACGAGATCTTCCGCGAGTTCGAAGAGACCCTTCGGCTCCGGCAGAGCTGGCGTGAGCCGCTGATCAACGCCCTCACCTTCCAGGTGACGACGCCCATCGAGCAGGTGTTCTACCCGTCCGAGGAGGACTTCGAGGAAGCCTCCGAGTACGGTCAGCCCAAGGGTCTCCGCATGGGCACGCCCTGGAACATGGGGTACGGGTTCAAGTGGTACGACCTGGCGATCCGCTACACCTGGATGTTCCTCGCCGAGGCCTCACAGGCCCAGGTCGAGGCGCTGCACAACCAGGCGCTGGACGCCGACAACCGTCTGCTGTTCAACAAGGTGCTGCAGACGGTGTTCAACCCGCTCAACGGTGTGAGCTCTATCCGCAACATCCCCGTCACCACCTACAAGTTCTGGAACGGTGACGGGATCGCGCCGCCGGTGTACAAGACCTACACCCACACCGGCAGCCACAACCACTACATCACCTCGGGTGCCAGCACGCTGCAGACCGCAGGGCTGCTGGCCATCGAAGACCACCTGTACCACCACGGCTACAGCGTCTTCAACGGTTACCGCCTCGTGCTCCTGGTCAACCGCCAGGAGGGCAAGGTCATCCGCGGTGCTCGCGTCACCGGTGGCTGGGAGTACGACTTCATCCCCAGCAACAACGTCGGTGGTGGCATCATCCTGCCGGCAAGTGCCGGCATCGTGGGCCGCCCGGATGAGGGCGCGCTCCAGGGGTTGAGCAACGTGATCGGGACCTACGGTCCGTTCGCCGTGATCGAGGAGGACTACGTGCCCGCTGGGTACGTCGCCTGCCTCGCTTCCAACGGCCCGGGCATGGACGGTCTCGGCGCGCTGGGCAACCCGGTGGGCATCCGCGAGCACGCGAACGACTCGCTGCGCGGCCTGAAGCTGGTCGGGGGTAGCAACGACGACTACCCGATCATCGACAGCTTCTACCGTCACGGGTTCGGCACCGGCATCCGGCACCGCGGAGGCGGCGTCGTGATGCAGGTCACCACGTCCGGCACCTACACCGTTCCGTCTCAGTACGCCTGAGACCTCTGACGTCGGGGCCCCGGGGTCTGGACCCTGCCTCGGGGCAACGACTCAAGAAAGTGAGGAAGCATGTCGATCGACGCCAAGGAAGTGGCGGAGAAGTACGAGCAGAGCGGTGAAGAGGGCCTCTCCAGCGAGGAGAAGCGGTTCTTGCAGGACCGCGGGGTGACCCTCGACCAGCCGGTTCCGGTCGTCTTCAACTCGCCTCACGGCGGGACCGTCTCCAACGACCCGATGGCCATCCTGAACAACCTTCAGGAGCAGCAGCAGACGGACATCGAGGCTGAGGTCAGCCGTCGGGTCGAGGCCGAGCTGGCTCGTCGGGCTGCCGTCGCTCTGGCGGACGTCCAGCACGAGACCATCGTCGCCGGTACGCCCCACACCGGCACGGCCAACCCCAACCTCCACCCGACGAGTACCCCGATCAACCCCGCCCCCGAAGACCTCGAAGATGACGAGGACGAGGGCGAGGAAGAGGAGGACTACGACGAGGGCTGGAACAACGATGAGCGTCGCGCCGAGCTCGCCAAGCGCGGGCTGGACACCTCCGGCAACAAGGAGGAGCTCATCGCTCGTCTCAAGGAGTCGGACCAGGAAGAGGAGTAGGACATGGCGCTCGACCAGATCACCCGCCTTCGCCAGCTGATCGGCGAGCCCATTCCTGCCGGCGGGAGTGCAACTGACACGATGTACTCCGACATCGAGGTGCAGGACTTCCTCGATCGTGCCGGGAACGACCTGAACAGGGCCGCGTATATCGGCTGGCTAGCGAAGGCGGGCGTATACGCGAACCTGGTCACCACGACGGAGGGTAACGCCTCTCGTCTCAACAGCGACCTCCGCGACCATGCGATGGGGATGGCCAAGCACTACGAGGGTCTCCTTCCTTTGGCCGTGGCGGGTCGTACTCGCATCGGGAAGATTGTGCGCCCGGGATCGGCGGCCATATGACACCTTGGTCAACGTTCAACGAACGACGTCAGATCCAGGCATTCATCCAGGCTGACCCCGCGGTCATTACCATCAAGCGCCGGCCCAAAGTCGCCACCGACGCGGGCGGGTACAAGCTTGGTGTGGAGCAGTCCCTGGCGCCACAAACCTTCCGGCTCGTCCCGTTCAAGCGACGCCTGACTCACGGTACATCTGCCGGGGGTGGCGCCGGTGAGGGGCGAGTCGCATCGTTGCCGTACGTCCTCGTCGGACGACACGACGCCGATGTGCAAGCTGGAGATTACTTCGACTACGGCGGTCTCCGCTACGAGGTGGTCTCCATCGCCCCTGACACCGAGTTCCGCAAGGCTGCGGAGCTGATCGAGAAGGGGGCATCAGGTGGCTAGTACAGCAGCTGGTGGGATTGCTGTCTCGGATCTCATCAGCGGCAGGTTGGCTTTGCTCGAAGAACTGACGATCGAGCGCACCAAGGAGATCGTCAGAGAGTTCGCCGACCAAGCTGAGCAGTACGCTCAGGACAATGCACCCTGGGAGGACCGCACGGGCGAGGCTCGTGACGGGCTGACTGGGGTGATGCAGGAAGAGGGGATGGAGATCGAGCTCATCCTCTACAATGAGTCGGAACATGGTATCTGGCTGGAGATCGCGATGAGCCAGCGCTACCAGATCATCATGCCGACTCTAGACCACATCGGGCCTGAGCTGATGGCAGCGCTCGCCGCTGGTCTATGGGTATAGGAGGTGTGGATGCAGCTTCGCGAGCACGTCTACGCCATCCTGACCGACAGCAGTATCACCGACGCTGCGCCGGGCGGGATCCTCGAGCGGGGATCGTTCGAGACCACACCTCAGCAGCGGCCCTTCATCATCTACGTCTTCGGTGCGGCGCGGGGAGAGCCGAGATGGGCTGGTCCTAAGCGGACTGACCTGATCGTCTATGTCCACGACAACATCGGGGATTACCTGGTCATCGACTCGACCCTTGACCTGATCGAGGCGGTGCTCACTGCGGCCCCTTCGGCGACGGATGGCTCTGGGTTCATCCAGGCTGACTTCGTCGAGAGGTCGCAGGACTTCCAAGACAACGAGCTCAACACTTTCTACAAGTTCGCTCGGTACCAGGTGGTAGCGAGCCAGTGAGGAGAAGCATGACCGGGAAGAAGAAGGAAGAGGCCGACGAGGCCACCGGCGGCGTCAAGGTTCGCTTCAAGACCAACGTCCCGAATCACACCCGCGAGCTGAGCAAGGCGGACTTCGACCGTGCCGGCATCGACCACAAGAAGATCTCCGTCTCGACGGGCGAGGTCATCGAGGTCTCATCCGAGGCTGCTGACTTCCTGGTCGACGACCTCGGCGAGTTCGAGCGGGTGGACGACGAGGCAGCGACCGAGAAGGCCGAGCCGGCCACGGACCTGCAGGACACCGTTCCCGACGGGGCCGACGAGCAGACCGCTGGCGGCGGTGGCACCCAGACCGGTGCGAATGTCCGCGACGGTGCTGGGGCTCGCAGCGCGACGATCAATCGCTGATCGCGCGATCAGGATGCCCCTTTAGGGCGCCTGAGGGATTTACAGATCGAGCAGGATCTGCTCGTGCGGGTCGACTGATCGAGCGGCGCTTCCTCGCGCCCGTAGAGCGTTAGGAGACGCTGATGATTCGACGAGTCGAGCTCCGCTGCCCAGGCCCAACTCTGCACGGCGTGATCGACCCAGAAGCCAAGACGATCGAGGTCCGTTGCAAGAGACGACGCTGCGGCGTCCGGCCCGGTGTGGTGGTACTCCACACCTTCGCACTCGACAGTGGACGACTGCTGAAGACGCAGAAGTTCAGAGACCCTGAGAAAGAGGTACGGAATGACACTTCCCACCGCACTGCCGTTCGGTCTGCGTGAGGTGGTGCTCTACCCCATCGACAACACTGGGGCAGTTGGCACCGGCGTCCCGCTGCCGAACAGCATGACCTTCAGCTTCAGCGACACCGAGTCGTTCGCAGAGCTGCGGGCCGGCGACCACCTGGTCGCGGAGCACGGGGATGGCCCGGTCGTCGAGTGGAAGCTCGAGGCTGGTGGCATCTCGTTCGAGGCGTACATCATCATGGCGGGCGGCACGCTCACCAGCGCGGGTACGACCCCGGCACAGAAGAAGACGTTCAAGAAGAACAACACCGACAGCCGGCCGTACTTCTGCGTCGCCGGTCGCGCCATCAGCGACTCGGGTGGCGACGTCAAGGGCCTCGTCTTCCGCTGCAAGGCGGACGGCGCGCTCGAGGGTGAGTTCGGGCAGGGCGCCTTCTTCCTCACCAACGCCAGCGGCAAGGGCTTCGGTGACGCGAGCACGGGCGAGCTCTACGACTTCATCCAGAGCGAGACCGCGGCGGCGATCAGCACGACTTGGCCGCCGACCTGATCCTTAGCAAGTCCACACAGACCCCCAGGAGGGCCAGATGGTTACCAGCGCCAAAGACTGGAAAGGCAAGGCGAACCAGGCAGTCGAGCTCGAGCTGCCGAGCGGCAACACTGCGCTAGTGCGAAACCCGGGCATGCAGGCGTTCCTGCAGTCCGGCATCGTGCCCAACGAGCTCATGCCCATCATTCTCGAGGCCATGCAGAAGAACGAGATGCCGGACCTCGATGAAGCCCAAGCAGACCCCAAGATGCTTCAGGCCGTGTTGGAGCTGATGGACAACATCCTCGTCTACTGCGTCGTTGAGCCGCCCGTTGCGGCAGTTCCGGCGGAGGGGGTGAAGAGGGACGAGGACACGCTCTACGCGGACGAGGTTGACATGGAGGACAAGACCTTCATCTTCCAGTACGCCGTCGGTGGTACTAAGGACCTCGAGAAGTTTCGTAAGGAACAAGCCGCTGCTCTGGAGTCTCTACCAGCAAGCCCAGCTGTGGCACGTCCCGCCAAGCGAGCTGCTCGGCCTCCGGCCAAACGACGTCGGTGACTACGTCATCTACTGCGTCAACGAGGCGATCGCCACCTTCGGATCGGCCGTAGACGCAGACCTTCAGAAGTGCGAGGGTAAGACGCAAGCAGAGATCGAACGCAAGCAGAAATCCGTACTCCAGAAGTACCTCGGCACTGACAATCCCTCGAAGGCTCGAGGGCAGTTCGCCGATCCGGCCCTCATGTTCAAGTAGGCCCAAGTCAGGCGGGTGAAGCATGGCTTACGACCTCGGGCAA